TACTCTTGGTACGGTGCTGGTAAAGTTCGTTTCGGTTTCAAAGACAGAAACGGTCATATCAGATACGTCCACCAGTTCATCCACAACAACCGTCTAGGCGAATCATACTTCCGTTCTGGTAACCTTCCAGGTCGCTATGAGATTGAGAATGGTCCTAACGCAACTACTGCGCCAACACTATTCCACTTCGGTACCTCAATCATCATGGATGGACGATTCGATGACGATAAGGCATACTTGTTCTCTCGTAACAGTAAACCTTTCGCCTTCACCAACGGTGCATCTAGAACCTTTGCTACAAATGCGATTTCATCATTCGATGTTATCACATTGAACGGTAAGCGTGTGTTCGTATACGCCCTACCATGTTCATTGGCAGATGCTACTGCAACCGTGGTTGGTTCACAGATTTCTCAAGGAAGCACATTCCCTGAGGGAACATATGTTACACAGGTTAAATTGGATGGTGCGACTTCTAAAGTGTACACTTCATATCCTGCAAGTAACAACGAACCATCATTGTCAGATATTGCTTCTGCAACAACTATCACCAACGGTGAAGTTAGTGCGATTGCTCTTGACCAACCAATTCCATTGGTTTCACTACGTCTTGCGCCTTCCGTTGACTCTTCACTAACTGGTGCGATTGGTGAGCGTGAAATCGTTAACCGTATGCAGTTGAGACTAAGAAGTGCTGGTATTACCTCAAACGATGACTTGGAAGTGTTCCTAATCCTTAACGCAATTCCTTCAAATGCGGAATTCCAAGGTGCAGAATCTCCATCTCTATCACAGATTATTGACCATAACCATGGCGATACTCTAGAGGGTGGTACTACAATCTACTCAGTTAAAGCATCTGCTGGTTCTATCGAAATCGACTTGACTGAACTACTAGAACTTGGTAACTCAATTCTAGGTGGTGACGGTGTGTTCCCGAACGGTCCTGACTTGTTGACTGTTGCGGTTCAACCACAGTCAACTGCTGGTATCTCTGGTACCGCACCATTCTTCGTAACTGGTAAGATTTCTTGGTCTGAATCACAAGCGTAAGAAAACAGTGTGGGGGGAAACCCCCACACTTCTTTTTGTGTGGTGGTTCGTTGTGTGATAAATACTATAGAGAACCATTAAATCAAAGGTATGGAGAATTATGGCAACACCCACATCTAGAGCAGACTTTAAGGAATATTGCCTTCGAAAATTAGGTAAGGGCGTTATTCAAATTAACGTGTCTGACCAACAAGTAGAAGACAGAATAGATGATGCATTAGAGTATTTTCAAGAATATCACTCTGACGCAATCACTCGTACCTACGTCAAGCATCAAGTCACTCAAGCAGATATCGACAATGAGTATATCTCACTAGACAATAGTGTGACTACTGTTGTGCGTGTATTAAGCATTGATGACGGAACCGCATCTTCAAGCATGTTTGATGTGCGTTATCAGATGCATCTAAATGACGTATTCGATTTCACTTCCGTAGATGCATCCCAATATGTTTCTATGCGTCAACATCTAACGATGCTTGACGACTTGTTTAATGGTACTACACCAATTAGACATGAAAGACATACTGACAGACTTTACATGGACATGAATTGGTCTGACAATCTCGTAGTAGATTCATACATTATTATCGAATGCTATAAGGTTATTGACCCAACAACTTTTCCTCAGATTTGGGGAGATAGATTCCTAAGAGAATATTGTACCGCACTCGTTAAAGAACAGTGGGGTATGAACGTGTCAAAATATGAGGGCATTTCACTACCAGGTGGTGTCACCATGAATGGTCGTGCTATCTTAGATGAAGCAAAAACTGAAATTGCAGAACTAGAAGAACAGATGCAATTAAGACATGAATTGCCAGTTGACTTCTTCCAAGGGTGATGAAGCATGGCAACTAATCCTCATTTCAACTTTTACACAAATGTCGAAGAGCAATCTTTAACCAACGATTTGGTGGTTGAGTCCATTCAAATCTATGGACAAGATGTGCGCTACATTCCTCGTTCCTACGCATACGTTGATGATATCTTCAATGAAGTAAGAAACTCAGTATTTGATGAAGAGTTTACCATTGAAGCATACATTCAAGGTGTCGATGGTTTCCAAGGGGATGGAGACTTGTTGTCAAAGTTTGGCGTTGAGATTAAAGATACTCAAGATTTTATTGTATCAGTCACTCGATTTGCGGAAGAAGCAACTTCTGCGAATGTTGGTTTTAACGTACCAAGAGAAGGTGACTTACTATACTTCCCCCTTACAGATGCTATCATGGAGATTAAGTTTGTAGAGGATGAGGAAGTTTATTATCAAATAGGTAAAGCATATATCTACAGATTGTCCACAGAACTATTCTCATATTCTGGCGAGACAGTTGAAACTGGTGTAGAAGAGATTGACGATAATGTCACTGCCCAAATATACACTATCCAACTAACATTGGGTTCAGGTTCTGGTGACTTCACTCTTGGCGAATCAGTCTACCAAGGGGATGACCTTGCAAATGCAACTTCACAAGCAGTCGTTTCAGATTGGAATCCAGACACAGATGTTCTTACAGTAAAATCCGTATCAGGTAACTTTACAAGCGGTAATACTGTTATTGGCGACACTAGTGGTGCGTCATATGTCTTAGGCGTGAAAGAAACTATGGTATTCCCTGAAGCAGTTGGTGATACAGACAACAAGACACTTGAAACTCAAGCAGATAGTATCATTGACTTCACAGAAGACAATCCATTCAGTGAGGATTACTAATGGCATTAGGACATACATTCTATCATGCATCTATTAAGAAGATGGTTATCGTATTCGGTAACCTCTTTAACAATTTGTATGTGCGTGATTTTTATGAAAATGGTAATGAGAAGGAAAGACGTAAAGTCCCTATCTCATACGGACCAAAACAAAAGTTTCTAGCAAGACTAGATGCGGGTGGATTTCAGCAAGATAGCGGAATGTCTCTTCCTCGCATGGCATTTGAGATGGACAACTTGACATATGACTCAGAGAGAAAGTTAAGTTCTTTGGGTAGAATTTCCAACCAGAAAGATGGTGAGGGAGTCAAGTACGCATACATGCCAGTACCATATAACTTTGATTTTTCGTTGTATATTATGGTTAAGAATGCGGATGATGGTACTCAACTTCTAGAACAGATTCTACCATACTTCACCCCCCATTTCACTGTTACGATTAAAGAGTTCCCAGAATTGGATGTTACTCGTGACATTCCGATTATACTAAATAGTCTTACACAAGAAGATATTTACGATGGTGATTTTGAAACAAGACGTTCTATTGTTTGGACACTATCTTTCTCAATGAAAGGTAACATGTACGGTGCAGTTAAGGGTGGACAACTTGTTTCTTCTACTGTCGTTTCCGTAAATAATACAAATCCAGATGGTTCGTCTTTGGCAGATGGTGTAACAACACAGAGCGCAGACAATCCTAGTGACGGATTACTAACTGGTGATTTTGGTTTCACTCAATCAACTGAGTCAGGTGAACCATAATGCATAAGGTGAAGACAGATGAAAAAATCGGTAGACGAAAAAATTGAAGACGTATTGAATATCAATACAGAACTAGTTAAAGCAGAAGAAGAGTATCACCAAGTAATTGAAGTCGTGAAGGACAAGGACATTACTGGACTTGAAAGAGATGATGATTTCAATACTGCAAGAGAAAATATTGCAAGACTAATCCAACGTGGAGAAGAAGCAGTAGATGGTATCTTGCGTCTTGCTTCCGAATCTGAACAACCTCGTGCATATGAGGTTGCAAGTACGCTTATTAAAAATATGGTTGAAGCAAACAAAGACTTGCTTGACCTACATAAGCAAAAGAAAGAATTAGAAAAAGAAGATTACGCAGGTCCTCGTACCCAAGTACAAAACAACACTATGTTTGTGGGAAGCACTAAAGATTTGCAACAACATCTTATGAAACTTGCAAAGGGCGAGATTCAAGATGAGTGAGAATTATCTAGGTAATCCCAACCTAAAAAGAGCAAACATTGCTGTTGACTTCACTCAAGAACAGATTGAAGAATGGGTAAAGTGTTCTAAAGACCCCCTATATTTTATCGAAAAATACGTTAAGATTGTTAACGTAGACTTGGGTTTTATTCCTTTTACACCATATGATTTTCAGAAGGATATTATTACACAAGTAAATAATAACCGTTTTGTTATTTGTAAGATGCCTCGTCAAAGTGGTAAGACCACTACAATTGCGGCATTGCTATTACATGCGGTGTTGTTTAATGAAGAATATAACATTGCTATTCTAGCACACAAACTTGCACAAGCAAGGGAAATCTTGTCTCGTATTCAAAGAGCATACGAAGCACTTCCTAAGTGGATGCAACAAGGTGTTGTAGAATGGAACAAAGGTAATATTGAACTAGAAAACGGTTCTAAGATTTTGAGTTCTGCCACATCATCCTCTGCGATTCGTGGTGGTTCATTTAACCTAATTTACCTAGACGAATTTGCATTCATTCCTGCAAACTTGCAAGATGAATTCTTTGCGTCTGTGTACCCAACAATCTCTTCTGGTAAGACTACAAAGGTGTTGATTACTTCTACACCAAATGGTCTTAACATGTTCTACAAATTGTGGACTGATAGCGAGAAGAAGAGAAATACATATAAGAGGGTGGATGTTCATTGGAGTGACATTCCAGGTCGTGATGCTAAATGGCGTGACGAACAGATTGCTAACACTAGTGAAGACCAATTCCGTGTTGAATTTGAATGTGAGTTTGTCGGTTCTTCAAATACTTTGATACCAGGTTCAAAACTCCGTTCTCTAACTTATGAGAAACCTAAATATGTTAGTGATGGAACTTCAATCTATGATGAACCACACCAAGATAGAGCATACGCAATGGTCGTTGACACATCAAGGGGTACTGGTGCAGATTATTCTGCCTTTGTGATTTTTGATATTTCAGAATTACCATATAAAGTTGTATGTAAATATAGAAACAAAGAGATTTCGCCACTACTATATCCAAGGGTAGTTGTAGGGGCAGCAAAGAAGTATAATGATGCATATATTCTCGTTGAAGTGAATGATGTGGGCGCACAAGTCGCAGATATTATTCATGGGGAGTTTGAGTACGAGAATATTTTAAGTGTTGCACAAATGGGTCGTGCAGGGCAACAGATTGGTACTGGATTCGGTAAAAATGTTGCTTTTGGTGTAAAAACCTCTAAGTACGTTAAACGTATGGGATGTTCAACCCTAAAGGATTTGGTTATATCTGACCAGTTGATAGTGCAAGATTTTGATATCGTGTCTGAGTTGAATACGTTTGTGGCGAAGTCACAATCATATGAAGCAGAATCAGGTTCTCACGATGACCTTGTGATGTGCTTAGTGTTGTTCTC